CAGCCGAATACATCGACATTAAGTATGACGTTAAGGAAGTCAAGCGTGTTAACAACCAAAGATGGGGAAATGGAGCAAGAATAAAATGGCAATCTCACTCGAAACACTCAAAAAAGGCGTATCTAAAGCACCCCCACGCATTCTCATGTATGGGGCTGAAAAGATAGGCAAGACCAGCCTGGCAGCAAATGCACCAAACCCCATATTTCTTCGCACAGAAGATGGCGAGGGAAAGCTTGATATGACAAGCTGGGATTTGAAATCATATGATGATTTTGTTGAGGCGATTAATGTTCTTGCAACACAAGAGCATGAATTCCAAACAATTGTCATCGACACTATTGATTGGTTCGAGCCAATGATCTTTGCAAAGGTCATTGCAGACCGACCCCAGAATGAAAAGGGCAAGGCTGTAACCAATATTGATGATTATGGTTATGGCAAGGGCTACCTGTACGCAATGGACTATTGGGGGCAGGTTATTGATGGGCTTAACTATCTTAGAACGACAAAGGATATGATGGTTATTCTCTTGGCGCATACTCACATTAAGTCATACAGCCCACCAGACAGTGAGTCCTATGATCGTTTTACCTTAAAGATGAACGAGAAGGCTTCTGAAAAATTGATGGAGTTTGTGGATTGTATTTTCTTCGCAAGGAAGAAGATTTTCGTGCGCGAAGATGATGTGAGTGGAAAGAATAAAGCTGTTGGAACTTCGGACAGTCGTGAGATTATGACTGAAAGCCTTCCAAGCTTTAGGGCAGGAAATCGCTACAATCTTCCTGCAATCATACCGCTTGATGCAAACGCTTGGGATGTAATCGCCTCAAACATCCCTTACTTCGATAAGTTCAAATAATCCAACAACCAAAGGAACGCAACATGACAGACCTTACAAGCCTTAACATCCAAGCTAAAGACAATAGCGCACCAGAATACACCCTGTGGCCGAAGGGCTACTATAAAGTTGTCGCCATAAAGGAAGAACTGAAGGACTCGTCTTCGGGCGGCAAGTATATCTCAATTGAATTTGAGGTTATCGACAACAAGCGCAAGTTATGGGGAAGCTACAACATTGTGAATTCAAATGCGGTAACCGTTAAAATTGCGACTGAGCAGCTAGAAAGCTTTGCTTGGGCAGTTAACATAGCGATGCTCAAAACAAGCGAGGAACTCCTTTACAAAGAATTTAATGCCTATATCGACATCACGCCGGAATCCACTGGCAAGAATGGTACGGTTTATAAAGCAAAAAACGAGATTAAAGGTTATTACCCCATTTCATGGACGGTGAGCGAGATTGAAGCACATCGCAAGGGTAAGAGCAAAACAGGTGAAAGCGCCGGTGTTCCGCACACCGCCGCTACTAATACGCCTGTCGGTGCTTCGGCAAGCCCTTGGGCGCGGAAGGCTGCTACCTAGGCAGGTGAGAAATCGCAGGATTAGTCTTTGAGTATAGCGGCTGATCCTGCGGTTCTTATTAACATAAAATAGATATGTCCGTAAAGGATAAGTCATGCCCAAATATACAATTGATGTCTTTTTCCAAGATGATGATGCGGAGAACAGATGTAAATGTTCATTATGGATTGATAATGCAGATGATGTTGGTGATGCCTACAGAATTGCACATGAAATAATGGAAAATTCTGGACTTAAAAAACCAGTTTTAGGCGCATTGATGCTAGGTCACCACACAACTTGTGGAAATATCATTGTAGAAAAGAAGAAATCAAATGGTTGATTTAACCAGTCTTTTTGACGCCGATAAAACACTCAAGGCTTGCGATAATGCGCTCGTAGCAGCGCAATTCGATGAGAAGCCACGCCCGTATTTGGGGGCGAGTAGTATTGGGGAAGCTTGTTCGAGGAAGCTGTGGTATCGGCTAAGATGGGTGCGGGAGTTATTCGATGCTGCTGCGCTCAAGCGTTTCAGAGATGGGCATATAACCGAGCAAACGGTCATCAGCCAGTTGCGATTAAAATTCGAGGTGTCGGATACCCAATGGGGATTTAAGGACATTGACGATCATTTTTCTGGTCATATAGACGGAACCATCAAGGGCATTATCGAGGCTCCTGCCACCGAACATCTTCTTGAGATAAAGGCAACAAGCGATAAGAAGTTCAACCAGTTGAAAAAAGCCAAGCTTGAACTTGGCGAGAAGATGGCTCTTCGCAAATGGAATAGCGTTTATTATGCACAGATCGTTCTCTATATGTACTACAAGAAGCTAACACGCTCATTCCATGTCGTATCTACGGCTGGTGGTCGTGATTGGATGAGTGTGCGAACGGAAGCGGATAACGGATTCGCCAAAAGCCTAATCGAAAAAGCCCGTCGTATAATCTACGCCAACGATGCGCCAGAAGGAATCTCTCGTGATCCTGCGTTTTTTGAATGCAAGTGGTGCGGGATGTTTGATGTATGCCATAAGAAAAAGTTGCCAGAGAGAAATTGCAGAACGTGTCTGCATAGCACACCATCGGCACAAGGATTGTGGCATTGCGATCTGCATAAAATGCCAATGGATTATAACGAACAATTGGTTGGTTGTCCGTCACACGCATTTATTCCTAGCTTTGTAGCGGGAACTATAAAAACCGTTAATGGTAATTCTATCATTTATACAATGGATAATGGTGAGGAATATCACGATGGTGAGGATAAATGATTTATCTTCTCCGCGATTACCAGCGACAAGCAGTTGATGCTACGTTCGACTTCCTCATTAACAAAGACGGAAATCCTCTTGTTGAGATGTGTACGGCTACTGGAAAGAGCGTTGTCATAGCGGAAACGTGCAGAAGAGCCATTGAGATGTCTCCGTATGATAAGATATTGGTCGTCACACATAATCGTGACCTCGTTAAACAGAACTGCGAAAAACTGCATTCTATTGCACCAGAGCTTTCAATCGGTGTCTATTCTGCTGGGCTATCGAAAAAACAAATAGGACGACAGGTTACTTTTTGTTCTATTCAAAGTGTTTGGTCAAAAGCCTTCAAGTTCCCATCCATTAGCCTGTTACTTATAGATGAAGCGCATTCTATCCCATTAAAGGACATGGGAACATGGCGTAAGTTTATCGCTGATCTAAAGATAGCAAACCCATTCTTGCGCGCGATCGGCTATACAGCCACAGCCTACCGCTTGGGACAGGGTGTCCTTACAGAGGGTGAATTCAAGCTATTTGATGAAACTTGTTATGAATATGGAATCTTAAAGGCTATTGAAGATGGGTATGTATGCCCACCTAGGAATATAAGAACAGGAACGCATTATGATACCAGTAAGGTTCATAAAAGAGGCGGTGAGTTCATCGAGAAGGAATTACAAGCCGCCGTCAACACTGATTATCTAAATCGAAAATGCGTTGATGAAATAATACTGCAAGGTAAAGATAGAAAAGCATGGCTTGTGTTTTGCTCTGGCGTCGATCACGCAAGAGCGGTGCGTGACATAATGCGCGAATACGGAATAACATGCGAAACGGTTACGGGCGACACGCCAGCAGCCCAACGTGACGCGTACATTCAAGGATTGAGAGATGGAACTATCCGGTGTCTAACTAATAATAATTGTCTAACAACTGGCACAGACGTTCCAGCCATTGATTTGATCGCGTGCATGCGTCCGACTGGAAGCGCAGGACTATGGACGCAAATGCTTGGAAGGGGCTTCAGACTGCATCCGTCTAAGACAGATTTTCTTGTACTTGATTTCACTCAGAACACACCGACACATGGTCCGCTAGATAAGATTCGCCCCAAAGGACGCTTATCAGACGGAACGGGCGAGGCTCCCCATAAAATGTGTGTCAATTGCATGTCTGTGGTTGCTGCAAGCTTAAGAGAATGCCCTGATTGCGGTTATATCTTTCCAATAGATGAAACGCCAAAGATACAAGCTAATGCTGTTGGTGGAGCCTTACTCTCCAACCAACTTGATATCCGCACACTAACTATTCGTCAGGTTTATTATTCACGCCATAAAAAGCTAGGAAAGCCAGATAGCTTGAAATGCTCTTATGTCGTGAATGAGCAGATAAGCCCAATAACAGAATGGGTCTTTCCAGAAATTGAGAAGAGAAATCGCTTTGATATGTGGTGGATTAAAAGATCAAACCAGTTGCCACCCAAAGATGTTTCTGGCGCATTAGAGCTACAGGGAACATTAAAGATACCAACGACTATAACAGTCAGAAAAAACGGCAAATGGGAGGAGGTAATTGGTTATGGATTCGCATGAGATAATCACGAGGAAGGAAGCCATTGAGCGCGGATTGAAGCGGTATTTTATGTCGAGGAACGCCACACGAAATATCGTGAGTGCATGCAGTGTAACAGAGAGGCTTCTAATGCCACATACAGAAAGTGGCATGCTCAGAAAAGAATGTATGAATTATCATTGGAAAAAGCAGAGCACGGAGAATCTCCCCAAGATGTGTGTAAATTTATTACACTACAAGAAGCCAAGGCCATTGGTTTGAAAAGATATTTTGACGGACAACCATGCGGTCGTGGACATATTAGTCAGAGAACTGTCCAAAGACGAGACTGTGTACAGTGTTCAAGATTGGCTGCAAAGAAATATAAGTCCTCCCTCAAGTGCGCCGAGCAAGACCAAGAGACAGAATAAATGTTTGTATCTCTCGTAAAGTCCTGCAAACCGCCCCCCGATGACCTGCACCCACAAGATACTCACCAAATTCCTTTTGGGCTTGAGAAGGATAGCTTTTAGCCTTTAGCTCAATAAAGGCTATGCCGCGATTGCGCCATAGGAGCATGAGATCGTACACACCGGATCGTACACCGCTTATTTTTAGCTTAGAGCCGCCGCGCACACCAACCTTTGCGCTGCCACCAGCTATTGAACAAACCTCAAGCCTCTCGATTGGGTCTATAAGGCAATAGATTAGCCTTATTGCTTCCGGCTGGAACTCTTCTTCATCATCCCACCTCTTGTCCAATTCCTCATCTGAATATATCTTAATAACCTTCAGCGGTTCGCGTGTGAAATGAGAAATCTTCTTCATTTCTTTGCAGCCATCTTTTCAAGCATCATTCTGACTTGTGATGTTAAGGTGCGACCATTCTTTTCGGCTAGTTTAGCAATATATTCATGGGTATCTTTGCTAATCGAAAGATAGAATGTTACATAATCTGGTTTTTTTATCATTTTAATTTCTCCCTGATGCCAGTCTATATCAGACAACTAACAATAGTCAATAAATAAATAATTTAATCCTCATTAGAAATCTGTTGACTTGTGTAATTGTTGAGATTATCGTGTGTATATCGAATCACGGAGGAAGCCATGACTGAACAAGAAATCAAAGCCGAAATGCTGGATGCCCTTCTAAGTGTTTTGGATGAAGATTCTGATCTTACAGACGCCACTCTTGATAAGATTGTTTCTGCTATCTCTCACGCCAAGGGAATGAAGAGCCAGAAAGAATTTCGCGTAGCTGTTGATGTGGAGATGGCGCAAGAGAAAAAGATGCACGAAAATGGTATCGTACCATTTGCATTGTATCGCCATATCATAGAAAGGGTTAACCCTTACTTGGAGGACGCAACATGCTAGACCATCTCTCAATCCACGCCAAAACGGTTCTTGCGATGCACGAAGAAAACCAGCGCGAAGAGCCATCACCAGCAATTCTTGCGGCATGTGAGGCGGCATTGTTTGCTTTGAACATGGAAGCCCGATACGCCAACTATATCGAAATGAGCCAAAAGGGTGAACAAGATGACTGACCTTATCCTAGACCTATTCGCCCTTGTCGGCATGTATGCTGTAGTGAGCTGGCTGTTGGGAAACTTAATCAACGCTCTGGAAAAACGGAGGAAGTGATGTCTGCCACAGAAGCGCAAGAACGACTTGTAGATTTAACGCGCACAACGTGCCTCGTCGCGCTAGATAAGGCGGTCGCTATTATTCGAGAACGAGGCTCTTTTGCGACAAGAGCCTCAAGGTGTGGGATTTTAGCTAACCGTATGTGCCAAGCGGCTAGGGATACTGGGATGGTTCTGGATCAAAAGTGGAGGGTGTGATGGACATCGAGCGAATACTCCGCAGTGGCGCGATAACCGTATGCCCCCGCGTATGTTTGGCGCATCGGCTGTTAATCTGGTGGAGGGGGCTATGAGTCAACGTGATCCAAAAACAGGGCGTTTCTCACCAAGCGGGAAGTGCATGGTAAAGATAGACGCGAACGAGGTATCGGCAGCTATAGCGTATCTGGTCGGTGAAGTTCTGCAGGAACGCGCTGCTCGCTCTAACGACAAGATCGAAAGCTTTTGCTACGGCGTAATGTTCTCTGCCGTGATACTGGTAATGGAGTTATCTGCACTATGGAGTTTCCAATGACTGAACCAAGCGATAATTGGCGCATTACGCGAACATTTAGGATTGGAGCCATTATGACCGCTTTTTCATTCAAACCCATATTCGTGCCTAAAATACTCGCTGGCGAAAAGCTATCAACAATCCGATGTTACTTGTATTGGTGTTGCGCCGATTACAATCTCAGCGCGTAAAATATGGGAACTTGGTGAAACAGAGGGAAACGTAAAACCATCCGTTGCGCCCTTGCATGAGCAAGAGGGTTTTATGAACGCGCATGAGATGGTTGATTTTTTCCGCCAAGAATACAGCTTGCCATATCGCGGCTGGATACATGCATGGTTGCCGAAATGAGAGAAATCCACAAGCTAACTAACATTGATAACCCATATGAAGGAACTGAACCGCCAAACTTGTTGAGTATGATGGTTACGCCGATAGAAATGGAAAAATGGTACGATTATATCGTGCTAGGCATACCATATAAGAAAAACCGAAGCGCACGATTGCAAAAGAAAATGCGGAAGATTGTTAGGAGAATGAATGACCAATCTATCACCAGAAATGCAGATGCAATGCCACAAAGTAGCTCAGAAAGCTTGTGATACGATTTTCAACCTTCTTAAGGAGAGGTATCAAGTGAAAAACCGCGATGAACTCGAAGAATGCCTAGAAATCGCCCTTAATGCTTTGCGTTGCGGCGAACCCGATAAATGACAGGAAAGAAACCAAGAAAATGTCTGAACGTATCCAAGTATGGTCGTCTGGTGGCGGCACACAGAGCGCAGGGATAGCGGCTCTAATATGCAAGGGCGAATTGCGCCCAGACATTGCGGTTATCATAGACACCGAACGCGAAGTTTTGACGACATGGGATTACCACGATAATGTCATAGTTCCCGCGCTGGCGAAGGTTGGCGTGATGCTACACCGGATAGAAAAATCAAAATACGCAACTGTTGACTTGTATGGAAGCGGCGACAAACTTCTTATTCCAGCTTTCACAAATAAGAGCGGCAAAGTCGGCAAGTTGCCAACGTATTGCTCTAACGAGTGGAAGGCGCGTGTCGTCCAGCGTTTTTGCTCGCAGATGTTTTCGACTGCCAAAGGTTTCGATATATGGCTTGGTATAAGCCGCGACGAGGCGCACCGGATGCGTTCAGGCGTAAAAGGTAAATGGCAGTACCGGCACCCCTTGATTGATGATGGCAGGCTTATGAGCAGGCGTGACTGTATCGCGCTGGTTCAATCTATGGGTTGGCCTGAACCGCCTAGGTCGCGTTGCTGGATGTGTCCTAATCAGGGTAAGGCCGAATGGAAAGACCTTATCGAAAATCATCCCGCCGATTACGCGAAGGCCATGGCGTTTGAGGCAGAGATAAAAACGAAAGACCCTAACATCATGCTCCGCGCCGGAGATGATGGTTCACAGGGCGATTGCATGTCAGGAATGTGCTATGTCTAAAAAGATCCATTTTCAAATGACTCAAACCACCCTACGCACCGTCACCTACGACACGGCAACGCATAAGATCGTGCCGATTGAGGCTACGTTTAACATGCTGCAACAACTAGCCGCTCCACAGCATGACGCTAATGGGGTTTATGTCACAGAAGACCTCAAAGAAGCATATCGCGCCATGCTCAACGCCGCTCCCGACTTCATATCGCTAGATAAAACAGGAGACAACCCATGACTAGATCATTAGAGTTTTTCAAACGAGGTAGCGGAGGAGGTGTGGATATCATCTCCTATCATCCCGCTGACTCATTCACTTGGCTTTGGGTTTTCTCCTATGCGCCCCAGAGCAAAAAATTTGGCGAATCTCTTGGGCAGTTAAAGTGGTGCCTATCTCTGGGGCGATTTGGGGTGTTCAATTTTTATGTCCAAAAAAGAATGATCCGCGAATTAAAGCCACAACACCGAACTGTCGCAGAGATCGACGGCGCGGACAACTTTGGGGGGTGATATGTTCTACCTAACTGCACGCCAAGTTCAGCAACTTCTAAAACCACATTTATGGGTGGTTAGATGACACAAACTACACCAACGCGCCAAGACTGCATCGAGTGGCTGAAATCTGAAATATGGAAAGAAGACTGAGGTCATCGCGTAAGATAGAAACCCCAAAAACGGAGCGCACCATGCAAAAACTTCAATATCACGGTTGGCCTGTATCAGCTTTCGTAAAAGACAAAGCTACGGGCAAAATTGGCCAGATTGAAAGCCCGTACACTGCCGAAGGTGAAAAGATCTCTGGCAAAATACTGGTTTCTAACTTTGGCGAATACGGCGTTTCACCTGACAGCATTGAGGCCGCGTAATGTCTGTCACAAACTTAGTCGCCCTGCAATTCGCAATGGGTTATCAGGGTGGAACGGTTCACCAGATGGCGAAAGCGTTGCGCGTGAACACAAGCGACATTCTCAATGCAGACGACGAGCGCATGGGTGAGCTGTTGAGGTTGGCGCAAAA